ATCATGGTTATCTCCGATTAATACTTTTCGTTCGTACGAATGTTTTTGAGTTTCTTGGCAAGAAGTTGTCTCTTCTTTGCTTTTTTATCTCTTCTTGCTGTGATTCTTTTGATTGTTTCTCGCACCGCTTTTGTGCGACCGTCAAGATCGACACCCTCTAAAAAATTGCTTGGTCGATAGTTCATTTGTTTCCTTTCTTAAAGTGCTTCGATCTCATAATCAGTGTAAGAAAAAGTAACTGTTGCTGTGAGTGGTTCCATATCTGAAACTGTGCTATTCATTTCAATCGCAGTTAGATTCGTTGGAAACACTCCTCTGAAATTTACTCGAAACCTTTCATTCAAATTACTGTTTAGAATTACAAGTGTTGCATCTTCTATATCGTCTTTGACTTTTCCTGAAGAACTGTCATCAATTGAATCATATGGCGCAGTCGATGTCATCCAGTTTTTTATTTCAAGCCAGTTACCTAAATCTTCATTCACAATAAACTGTATTGTCAAATCTTCAAATTCGACTCGATCTCCTGGTTGCTTGATGTCAGAAAAGACATTCGATTGTACCACTGCTGGTACAGAGATTCCAGGAATATTCGCAGTCTGACAAAAGTAAGTGACTTCGGGTGTTCTTTGTAGAAAGAAACGAAAACTTGTAGGTTGCAACGGGTTTGTTGCGTCTGGTTGTGCTGAAATCGGGCTTACTTTTTGTGTCATAATTTATATCCAAAAAAAAGAGAAGGGTGGGGCTTTCGCCCCACTCTTCCGAAGTGTTTGCAGAATCAGACGAGGTTATCGACTCTGAAGATTCTGTAGTATTGGTTGCGACGAGAAGAGATCGCTTCAGCATCGGCTGTACCATCTGCCTTGGTGACAAACGGGTTGCTAACAAGACCGTAACGGGTCTTGAAGCCGATCTTGGGCTGGAACGAATCTTCGCCAACTGCACGAACCATTTGCAGCGGGACATACGGGCAGTAGAATATACCAGCATCGTATGGGCTTGTACCACGGTAGCCAATAACTGCGAAGTCCTTGGTTGCTGTGGTGCTGTAGTAAGGATCGATGTAGACCTTGAGTCGTCCGTTGATTGTACCAGCGAATGTGTTGCCAGTGTCATCAACTTCAAGGTTGCTTTCGAGAGCAGGTGTGTAATCAAGAACACCAGCCATTGCGAGAGCAGAAGCAACGTCGGAGGAGCAAAGAACAAAGTTGCCCTTGCCACGACGAGTATCCTTAGCAATGAAGTTTGCTTCTCTTTCGATTTGGAAGAGAAGACCTTTGAATCTTTCGACAGACCAACGACCGTTAGAGTCTGTGTTCAAGTCAAAGATACCTTCAGTGGTTGTGCTACCAGAACGGCAGCCGAGTTTCGCAGCATCATAAATCTTACGAATAACTTCGCGGTTGATTTCAGCAAGAATTTCGTTGCTGAGGATGTTTGCGAGTTCTGTCTCGGCATCAAGACCGTGGATAGCCTTGAGGTCTTGAGCGAGTTCAGTTGTGTACTCAGCCTTGAGGGCGCGAGTCTTAGCAGTCACGGATGTCTGCTCAATTGTGAACGCCATTTCAGCGAATGGGTTTGTAGAGGCATCACCGAGTGCTTCACCGAGGGCAGCCGACATAGGATCAGCGCCACCGCCACCAGGACCACTGGTGTTACCGATACCACCGAGGGTGCTAGACACACCGTTGGAGAAAGGATCAACACCGGCATTATCGCCTGCTTCTGCACTAAAGTGAGTAGCACCTGTACCACCAGAGAATCGAGGATCAGACTCGTGGTAGAGTGCCTCAGCACCATCTTGATTTTCGTAACGGCTTCTCATAGCAAAGATGAGACCGGTAGGACCGCTCATTGGCTGAACGCCAGCGATGTCATAAGCAATTAGGTTAGGCATAGCACGACGAACGAGAGAGATCAGAATAGGATCCCACTTGTCGAGTTTACCCGATGTGCCGAAACCAGAGTTCACTGGTGCGGCTTCTTTGAGGAACCGCTCTTGGTTCTCAAGAAGTTGAGTTGTACATGTCTTTCTCCAGTTATCGCTAATAGGAGACAGATCATTATGCTCAAGAATTGGCGACCACTTTGATTGTAGTCTTTCGTTTAATGTTTCCATCTTATTTTACTCCTGAATTGAATTCGAATTAATTCTTACCATATCTTGAAAGTGCATTCGAGTACGATTGCATACTTTCGCTAAGATCTTCTTTTTGTGTATCTTCAGATGTGTTGCCTTCGGCAAGCACATCGATGTCGTCTTGAATCACAAGATTACGCTTGCTTGGAACATAAGACTCACGAAGGGTCTTCATGCTTTTTGCAAACGAGTTTTCGTCAACGAAGTCCACATCTTCAGCAAGTGTCTCTAGACGATCAACTTGCGAAAGGGGTAGATCTTCAGTTGCTTCACGAATAATTTGATCTCTACGAAGATCTTCAATCTCTTCGTTGAGTTCAATGTTCTTTTGTAGTTCTTCATTGATCTTGTTATCGTAATACTTGGCAAGTTCTTCTCTCTTGAGTTGTTCTTGCTGCATTTGCTCGTAGAGTCCATCAACAACGCTGACCTGAGAATCAGGATAAGAGATGTTGTGGGTTTCAAACAGAGTCTTAAGACCATTGATGAAACTTTCGTTAATTTCGTTACGAATGCCATTTTCGAGGGCAAGTTCGTTTTCTTTCACCCACTCGGTGATCACATAGTTGAGATAAGAGTCAACTCTTTCAACCAAGTTGTCACGAATTGATGAAACTTTGTCAGATGCCCAATCAGAGTATCTTTCTTGAAGGTCTGATTGAATTTCACGAACACGATCATTGACTGCTTCTTCGAAGATCACTTTTGCTCTAAACTTGAAGTCTTCTTCAAGATCGGTGCCTTCAAACATGGCGCCAATTTGTTCTTCTTCAAGTTCAAAGTCAACGTTCTCTGGAAGATTGTCAGTATCAATGTCTTGACTAGCGGTTGAGCCAGAAGCAGCACCGCGTGATGCTCTGCCTTTACCACCTTCAATGGCGGCTTTCACAGAAGCGAATGACTTCTCTTCTTCTTCACCATAATTGATACCTGCTTCTTCGAAGCCCTCATGCATACCTTCATGGTAGCCAGCCATTAGTTCTTCTTCGTCTTCGTGTCCCATTTCTTTCATTGCTTTATGAACACCTTCGTGATATCCCTCGTGATAGCCCTCTTCGTGATCCATCTCGTGCATACCTTCATGGTATCCAGCGGAAAGTCTTCTTCTTCTTCTTAAACTTCTTGGGCCGCTAGGAACAAATGGTGCTGGACCTGGCTCAACCGGTGGTTTTGGGCCAACAGGCGTCGGCTCCCACGGAGGAAGACCGCCACCGCCATGATTCCGTTCCTCAATATCATCATCATGCATGTCTTCGTGGTAGCCAGCAAAGATTTCTTCTTCATCATCATGCATACCTTCATGGTAGCCTTCTTCATGGTCCATCTCGTGCATACCTTCATGGTAGCCTTCTTCATGGTCCATCTCGTGCATACCTTCTTCGTGTTCCATTTCTTTCATTGCTTCGTGATAACCAGCCATAAGACCTTTCATACGGCCTTCGTGATAACCCTCTTCGTGGTCCATCTCGTGCATACCCTCAGTTCTCATAGATTGCTTATCAGAGACATTCTTTGACTGAAGAGAAGCCGCAGCCTCGTCATCGTCATCATGCTCAACCTCGTCAAGTTGTTCGAGGTCGTCTTCGTCTTTGTGTGCGTCCTCTGCGGTGCCTTTGACACCTTTTTCATCTCTATTCTTCTTGAATAGAGCCTTTGCATCTTCAGCAATTTCTTCGTCAAGAATCTGCTGGGCAACTTCTAATGGGTTCATTCGAATAACTCCTGTGGTTTATAAACTTATTTATTGGTTTTTAGAGCCGAGACATAAAGTTTTTGAATGCTCTAATTTTTGCTTCGGACAAGTCTCTAGACGAAGCCTTTTTGATCGATCTATGGTATTTATCAATTTGCACCTCTTGAAGAACACCATTATCCCAGACCCACTCTTTTCCTTCCATAATGCCATTGACAAAAGCATCGGGTGCAGATGGATCAGCAACAATGTCTGCTGCTGTAGCGAGAGTGAAGTCGCTTTGAACAACGTTTGCGCCACCCTTTTCTTCAAGTGATCCCATGCCTCTTGAAGAGACACCGAGTTTGGCGCCATCAGAAAGCAGATTCTCTACGATCTTGCCATAAGGCGTTGACATGATTTTTGCTTTGCCGATAAAGTTGTCACCGTCTTCGTAGAGTTCAGTAATCATATGAGAAACACGCTCAAGATTGACTGTTGGGCCATCGGGGTGACCGAGTTCGCCAAACGCACGATTCTGCTCTACGAATTCTTTGTTGTATTTTCTAACTTCTTTCTTCAAAGTCTCTTTTGGGTAGACTCTTCCGTTTCTGTTTTTCTTTTCTGCTTGAAGAAAGATACCCTCGATGAAATATCTTTTTTCACCGTTGAACTGTTCTTCAAGGACTTTGATTGATTCGTTAACTTCTGTAATCAGTTTCATTGTTTTTTCCTTGATTTTGTTTATTTCTTAAAAGGAGCCTGGATTTCTTGGATCAATTACAAAAGGAATATCATAGTCTGGCAATTCAGGTGGAATAGGATCAATGGGTGAATCTCCACCCATAATTAGATTCCATAGCCAACTGCTAGCGTCGTGAACAGTATCGAGAATATCTACCCAAACACTTAACAGATCATAATACATTTGATCCACATATTCTTGTCTTTCTTCATCCGACAACCAAGGCTGCATCCAACCATGTGCTTCGGCAACCCCATAAATGATTGTGACAAATATATCTTCATCCCACGACCATGTAACGTCGGTGCCAGTTCTTGGATCACCACTCGAAACAAGAATGCCTGCGTCAATAAGAGCCTGTACTATTTCAGGATTACTATTCATTT